CCTTCTTAATTCGTGAATGTCTGTCTGAATGTCCTGTGGGACTGTGAAGCCGCCGTCCTCGTCTGTCTTCTCCGACATTGCATCCATGATCTTCTTGTCTTTCTCGTCCATTTTTGTCTTGCGCATTCCGCAAACAATACGATTGACAAATGCACGCGCGATGTCTTTCTTTGAAGGTGCTTTGTCCTTGCCTTCAGCCTTTGTTGCTTCGTCCTTGTCAATCTGGTCTTTGATGTCCTCGTCTTCGTCATCCTCTAAGTCCATAAGGATGTTGAAACGATCCTGCATGTCCACAAGTTCTGCCTTCGCTTCCTTTGCTTCCTTTGTCTTTCCCTCATTCACAAGGGCTTTGATCGCGTTCTTCTTGTCATTGATTTTCTTCAGTAACGCTCTTGCTTCTTTGCTCATTGTTTTTCCTCCGTTTTCTTAAATTCCATACATGTACAGATCGCCCAGAATTTCTTCTGTTTCGTCTGCCTGCTGCTGTCTTGCTTCGATGTCTTCAGCTGTTTCAGTCTTCATTCCTGCTGGCGCATGTTTGAATCTGCCTATCATGTAGCCGACACATGCTGCGACTGCTTCCGCTGATTCATCCACTTTGATGTTGAAATAGTCTGAAGCGCGACACTCTGATGCTTCGCTTTCTGACATCCATGTTTCTGCATTGATCAGTTCTTCAAGCTGGTCTGCTGTCACGCCTTCCTTTGCTTTTGTCATGTAGATGTCTGTGATCATCTGCTGACAGCTGTCAAGCTGGCTTATAACCGCCGCGAAGTCGTCTGCATTGCCCCACGCCATTGTCAGCGGCTTGTGAATCATAATCTGTGCGCCTGTTGACACAACAATGTCATCGCACGCCATAAGGATCACGGATGCGATTGACGCTGCAATTCCGTCCACAATGCCTGTGATATGTCCTTTGTGGCGTTTCAAAATGTTGTATATGCCAATTCCTGCGAATACATCGCCGCCACAGCTGTTGAAGTACACTGTCAGTTCTGCATTGTTGTCAATGCCGTTCAGAAAGTCTGTGATGTCCTGTGGGCAGGTGTCTTCTGATGTCCACTTGTCCCACGCCGAAGATACAATGTCGCCGTATATGTACAGTTCAACGCCGCCTGCTGCCGCGTCTTTGATCTGCATGAAGCCGACATTTTCAATCGTTCTTTTCGCTCGATTTCTTCTTGTGAAGTTCATTTTCTTCGCCATCGTCTTCCCCTCCTTCCTGATCGGTGTCAGGTTCATTCGTTTCGGCTGTTTCCTGCTCCTGTTCATCCTGATCCGTATTTTCGCCGCCTTCTGTGTTTGGCTCATTTATAGGATTGTCAGGATCGCTGTCTTCTTCAGTGTCCTGTTCTTCAGTTTTGTCATATGCTGCCCCGACTTTCGTCAATGGCACATAAGTTCCATTGACAATCAATGTGTCGCCGCCTTCCATATCCATCAAATCAAGTTTTCTTCTGGCTTCGTTTACTGTTTCGATGCCA